AATGAATTGTCGCATTACATGCTGGGCATACTATCGCGTCAGCTTTTGGGTCAACCATGGTATTTCCTCTATTTATGAATGATTTAATACCCTATCACATAAAAAATAGTAGCGTCAATACAAAATATTAGATTAAGATATATCGTACCTTGAAAATAATTATTGACATATTCCTAAAAGATGATATCATACGGTATGGAAAAAAATATACCACCCTACCGAGCTCATGTATATAGGCCGTACCTCTACGAGATCAGCGATGAAGAGGTCAGAGGCGAATCCGTCAAAGCTCTAGTAGACGCTGTGGAGATCGTCGGTTCTGCTTCCGAGCTGGCTCGCATGATTGGTGTCAGCCGACAACAGATTTATCGATTTCAGCATGAAACAAAACGTGGTGTCTCACCTAAATTTGTGTTGCCAATTGAAAGGGCGACCGGCGGCATCGTCAGCCGAAATCAACTACGCATGGATTTATACCCAACAAGAAGATAATTACTTCTTCTTCTTAAATCCGGCAAATACCTGAGCTAGATTGGCTTGCTGTTTAATAAGTTTGTTTTTAGGCTTTTTTGGAAGAGCCTTCGCTTTTGCGACTAATTTTTTTGGGATATTGGTTCCTTTCGGAAGTTTCACGTCAAATCTTTTACGTAAACTATTCCGCAATCCGCCTTTGGTAATTCCAGCAAAAGAGTTATTCTTTTTGGCTGGCTTCTTAGCTCGCTCAGATCTAGTGTGACTAGGCATTATAATTCCTTAAAACAAAAAATTATATCACGATGCTTGTCAATATACCTTGACAGTCTAGTTTAAAAGAATATAATACTGATTCATCATCCTTCTGGCACCGGGTGACCACATAAGTCTTATGTCGATGAATTCGTCTTCATAAGCAATAGCCGCCGTGTTTCACTCTATTTACACGGCGGCTACCTAATCTATTTACCTTTAGCGTAAAATAGAAATTCGAGGTCGATGCGTCGGCTTTAGCTGAGTTAAATTATTATGACTGAACCCGAAAAGACCCATTACCGCGACGTTTTCAAAAGCGATCACTTAAGCGTTCCTGACCTTGAGGGATTTATCCAGCTCGGGCGTCCTCTAGTTTTTACTATCAAAGAAGTTTGCCAAGAATACGGTATACGTGTTGCCGGAAAACCGGGTAATTTTAATATTGCGTATTTTACCGATAAAGACGATATCAAACCCCTGGTTTTAAATGCTGGTAATTCTAAAATATTAAGAAGTTTAGCAGGCGATTCAGCGTTTGTTGAGGATTGGAAAAATATTTATATTGAGCTCTATATTGCTGAGGTTATGTTTAAAGGAAAAATGACACGTGGGATTCGCATCAATACTACCGCTCCTGAAAAGAAAAAAAGAGAAGTTACTAAAGATGAACCGAAGCTATGGGACGCGGCTAAAAAAGTATTTTTCCGCGATGGTAATTTTGATGCGGTGCTGAAAGGAGCTATTCTTTCTGAGGAAAATATGAAATTATTAGAGCGTGAGGTTATTGAGGATAACAAAGAAATTCCCTGCACTATCGCAAAACTGGGTGATACAGGCGACGGAAAGACTGACGAGAAATCTATTAAAGAACTGGAATCAAAGGAGAGTAAAGATGAAAATTAGACTTTATCACCGAATAGCCCAGGAGCTATAGTATCTCACTGAAAAAATGGCGAGCTTAGATAAGTTTCTTAATGGTAATAGGCGGCATGAACTTTCAGATGCGCACATCAATTTACTTCTGACCCAACTCGGCACTATGAAAGAATATGCTGCTATATTGGTAAGTAGATTGCATCTCGGAGATGACACTCCTAGTCATATAGTGGGAATGTGATATTTCACGACGTGGAACAAAATTCAGATGAATGGTACGAGCTAAGAGCCGGTAGGTTTACCAGCTCTAACATGCCGAAAGTCATGGCTGTGCTTAGCAAAGCTTTTTCTCCCCCGGCCAAACAATACGCGGTACGACTTGCCGTAGAACAGATTACCGGGAAGCCTACGACTAACTCTTATTCCAACTCACATATGGAAAGGGGTCACGAACAAGAGCCGATTGCGCGCCGAATTTATGAAGACGAAACCTTTTTCAAAGTCACAAACGGCGGGTTTTTTTGTTCGGATTTTATAGGATGTTCTCCCGATGGATTAGTTAATGATGATGGGGTTATTGAGATTAAATCAGTGTTGGCTCATGTTCATTTTGCGAATGTAAAACGTGGAACAATAGACCCTGCGTATCGATGGCAATGTATTGGAAATTTAAAATTTACCGGAAGAAAATGGCTTGATTTTGTGAGTTATTGCGCTGATTTTCCGGCGGATAAACAAATATTTCGTTGTCGTATTTTTGCAGAAGATTGTTGGGAAGGCTTTGAAATGATTGACGAAAGACTCGAAGCATTTGAAAAGCTTGTTGTAGAGTGTAAAAAGACTATAATGGATAGTCTTTATTTTAAGTAATACGGAATGTTGGCTTAGAAGCAGCCATCATCTAAGGAGTTGGGTAACTGCTCGCCTCGAAGACTCATTCTGCGCGAGATAAAACGGTTGCCCATTTGGCGTAGTAGCACACCGGAGAATTAACATGGCCTCAATAGGCATAAATTTAAAAATTAATGTAAACAAAATTGATAAAGCACGATTATTTCATGGTGAAAAAGGCACTTACCTGGATTGTGTCGTTTTTATTAATACGACTAAGCCCGATAAGTATGGGTATCATGGAACCATTAAACAGCAAAACACCAAAGAAGAACGTGAGCATGGTGAAGAAATGCCAATCATGGGAAATGCAAAAATATTCTGGTCTTCTGAAAAAAATGAAACCAAGAAGAAGGTAGAGAAAAAGGTAGATGTTAGTGATGAGCCGGATGATGATGTTCCTTTCTAAAATGAACCTAGAAAAAATAGAAAAATTAGTTGGTAAATATAAGTTCTCTAATGATTTGAATATTCGGAGGGGAACAAACCATGTTGAAGTATTTCGTGCCGGAGATGAGGTTTCAATCGACCTACTTGATCTAGTTAACGGCCGCGTGGATATTTTAATTAATTTTGGACACTTTCAAGAATGGCTTGATGTAAGTTTTGTTAAGTGCTACCTAATAAAAATTTAGCTGCTGCTCTGATAGTCAATCATCTCACGACCACTCATAAAGCTACGTTCATCCACAAACCTATCTGACCACATGGTAGCAAAGTATCTCATGGTATCCGCTCCATGACATGACCAGTCATGCACATGGTCTCCTTCAATTCCGAATATCTCGCTGTAGTGGCAATGATAGTTATTCATGGCTCGAATCAATAGATCGCAATTGGTTTTATGAAAATAAAAACGAGGGAACATATCACGTACTGCGTTGATACCATCGATTATCTTTATTTTTTTCTTGTTTTTATCCACCACAGGAACAACATGGAATCGAATTCCGTTTTTTCTAGCTTCCTGAATTCGGCCACGCTTACCCCCCAGCATATTTCCTTGCATGATATCATGGGGTGCGAAATGCATTTTAAAAGTCAGTCCGTTCTTTTTAGCGAAGTCATGAACGTATTTGCAAACATGTTTTATTTCTTGTTGGGTTCGTTCATAATAATTTATTATCTTAACCTCACCGCCAATCATTTGGAAAAATGTAACAGCACACGCATCGGTATAACCTAAATCCCAGAAGGTAAAAATAGGATGGTCTTTGCTTATTTCAAAATCTTCAATCCTCCCTTCTTCATGAGCTAACATCATTTGTTCGGAATAATATGCGCCTGGTATTGGCATATCAAACGAGCAATAATATTCCTGTTGGATTAGCTCGGGTCGCATCCCAGCTCTTAGCTCTTCTTCAATATCCGCTTCGGTTACAACTGGTATTCCGGGGGCTATTTCTGTTTTAGTAATATCATGTGTGACGACATACCAATCGGGATTATCAAAGTTTCTGTTATAAAGTTCATAGGCGTGGTTATGGCCGCGAGGGGTTCCATTGAAAATAACCCATCCTTTATTTTCCCGCAAAATAGGGCTCATATAATGCCAAACGTACGGGTGTTGTAGAGCGTGCTCTGACAGGACTAATCCAATGGGGTTGGTTCCCATCAGCGCATCGTAATTATCAGCGCCGGTG